TATTACAAGTTTCAATTCTCCGTTTATATCTCTTTCAACTGAACTATAATCTTCAATAGGACGTAACTCATGGTAAAATTGTGTAAATTCGAATTTATGCCATTTATCTTCATTCTCCGAGCTTTTCTTATCTCCGTGGTGTGATTCTATTCCCGAGCTAATTAAATCCTTTAAATCGGCTAATATTAGCGTCAAATCGCTTTTTTCTGTCCACTCTAACTTGATATGAACTTCCTTTGTTCGTTTTTGCTTAATTTGCCAGTTCATTTTGTAGGATTTGAGATTGCTTCTAAATAATCAAGGTATAACTTTTCGTTGAATGATCCTCCTTTGTCTTCAGCACAAATTTTAGTTTTCCATTTACGCTTTAAATAAGTGATGTTAGGACGATGTGGATAATACACATTCTCTTGTTTAGTTGATTTCATGCTTTTTAGTTTTAGAGATTAATACTAAAGTTAGGCAAAATATACCCAACCCCATTAAAAAATAGCTTTCAAAATTATATCCTATCAAAGATACAACTGATGTAATTAAGATTCCTGTTCGTTTTTTCATAGTGTTTTGTTTAAATGTGCGTTACCAAGTCGCACCCCTTGTTTTATTAAAATATTGAATGAATAAATTTCTTTAATTCATAATCCGCAGAAACTTTTACAATTTTATTTTTTGTTGTGTGTTTCCAAACTTTTGTTTTTACTCCATTACCTTCTATTAACCAACAATCATTTTCGGATTCACAAGTTGATTCACCTATTACAAAAGCTTCAAAACCTTTATTATCTCGGTAAATCATTTTACTAAAATCAGTTATCCTTACAGTTGATTTGTAAATTTCGTTTGCTGTATTCCATTTGTTGCTCATCATAATTTCTATTTTTTTCGTTTTGTTTATAGACCAAAATTAATATAAAAATTTAATATAACAAACTTTTTAACAAAATATTTTAAAAAAAGTTTCAAAACCATATTCCTGATATTAGGAAAAAGGTATATAAATAAAAAACCCCTGCCGAAACAGAGGTTAATTAAACAAAGCATTATGAAGAATGCCTACAAATCTACTTAGAAAATCTTTTCAAAACAAATTTAACGATTCTTTTTGCTAATAATTTAAAGAATCCCCCTTTAGCATCGACTTTCACCTCCAAACCTTTAGGGGATTTTTTTACGTGAATGTCAATATTCTTACCGTCAAGGTTAAATTCTTTCGTCAATTCGTCTTTAACTATGTTTACGTCCACGTTCTTAGTGTCAATATCTACTTTCAAGTTTACTCCGTCTTTTTCAAGGTCCATATCGAAGTTATCTGTATCTATTTTAATCTTTTTCTTTGCCATTTTAAAACTCGTTAATTAAACATATTGAAACACTTGGGTAATCCTTTGCCATCCTTACCATTCTTTCGTAATCCGGATTATTATTCAACACTAAACAACCTTCACTCCAACCGCCTATTTTAGTGGCTACTTGTTGGCTGCCTTTATTGTAAGTTGCACCATGAATATTCATGTAAATAATATCCGTTTTTATCTCTGTTGTAGGATTCGTTTTACCATCGTTTGTATAATCTCGTCGATATGGAACACCTTTACGCTGTCTAAGTGCTTCCATTTTACCTCTATGAAGCCCGTATGAATAAGCATCGTAATTCCAAAGGTCAGCCTCCATAACAGCAGTTCCTTTATTGCCTTTGTTTGTAGTGCATGAAGTTACAAATTGAAATTTCTCACCTATCCAAACGTAACACTTATCGTCAAACTGATCGTTACCGTCTTCATTAGAACGAACAAATAATAACCATAAACCACTTGGAATACTTTTGTAGTTAGGCATGGCTTTTACTCGTGCTAATAATTGATTGTCTGTGTAGCTTTTTACGTTACTCATAACTTAGTTTTAAGGTGCATCGTAGTGTAATACTTCTTGCTTTCTCTTTTTAGATTCGTAGCTTATAACGGCTGTGTCTTTTATTGGTGCAATTGGTTGCTGTTGGTCTTTTGTAACTGATTCTTTTTCCAAACAGTTATAAAGACGGACTTTTAAATCTTGCACCTCAAAGTGTGTATATCCTAACCATAATGCAAGTACACCGATTGCTCCGTGTTTTTTTACTACTTCTAAAATTTGATTTGTTAAAGGTATCATAGTTTAATTAATTTTCAAAAGGTGGTGGAATTGGTTTTGGCTCGTATGGAATTAAGTCAAGGTCTTTAACCCAAAGATAATCAGGGTTTACGCATTGCTCCATTTCCTCAACTGAGATTACCCAGTTATCTTGAGCATCTTGTATAGGATTAAAATAAGAGTCAGGTGCATACCATTGTCCGACTAATTCGTCTTTTTGTACCTCTGTCAATAATCCGACATAGGTAGTCTTTTGTTCTGTTGTTAAATCTGTTAGTTTCATATATTTCTATTTAATGCTGTTTGGAATGCTTGTACGGCTGTGTAGAAGTTAGCTACTTCGGTGTCTGTTAAGCCTGTTCCTATTGAGGCAAATGCAGTTTCTTTTGCTGAATATAAATCATTTGTACCTACTCCATTTCTTCTAAATAAAGCAAGTGAATAAGAACTTCCTCCAGTATATGTGTTATTTGCTGTATTTGTACCTAAAGACGAACCATTTTTATATGTTTCCCAATCATTGTTAGCTCTACGAGAATTTAAAATTAAACCTCTTGCATCGGCAACACTTGGATTTATTCTTTGTGCTTGTCCACTACATTGATTGTTTAAATATGTACTTCCATTTCTAACAATAAAACATTCATCAGAACCACTTGAGTTTCCGCTACCAATTTCACAAGCTAATGTAGTAGAATTTGTCCTTATGTAAGTTGATATATGTGAGCTTAATGCTGTTGTAGAATCAAAGAAAAATCCTGTTGAACCATAACCATTGGTTCCATTAGGCAAAACCCCTGTTAAACTGTGCGTAAGTCCACCACTCCAAGTAATTTGATATTGAGCTGTATTCTTAAGATTATATGAATGCTTAGTAGCCGTACCTCCTACAAATGGATAAATTGCAGAAAACTTACTCCAAATAGAATAACCTTTCAAATCAACTACTAATTGATTAATAGCACTTTGTTGAGTAGTGTCTGTTATTGAAGCAGCTGTTATAAATGCTTGTGCATCGGGATCAGTTGTCGGCAATCCTGAAATATCCGTTAAACCCGCCCAACTATCTGCATGAATATCACCCCAACCAATAGCATTGTTTGCACCTTGTCCCCAACCTATTGCGTTGTTAGCTGCACCGTCACCCCATCCGTTACTATTTGCCATAATTACGCTGTTTTATCTCCCCACATATACCAACTGTCGGTATCGTGTTTTCTTAATGTTATAACTGAATATTGTCCTTTTGTCTTATATTCACTGTTGTAGCTTCTTAAAGTTACACCAACAGCGGGTGAAATAGTTACTTGTCCAGCTCCCATTTGATAAACATAAATTACCGTTCCAATAGGAAAAGCAATATTAGAATTCAAAGGTATTGTAATCGTTTTAGCAGTCGCTGCATTCATTTCAACAATCTTGTAAGACTGATTTAAAGCAAGTGTAGTATCGTCTGTTACATTAGAATGAGCTAATTGCTGTATTTCAGCCCCTGTAACGTACTTTGAGTCGTATGTACTACCATTGTAATCAGCGATAGGCAATCTATCGTTATACTCAAGCGTTGCGTTCTTTGCTGTTAGTTGACTTATCTTTACGTTCGCCATTTATTTTACTTAAATATATTTGTAACTTCTTTATGTTTTCTTGCTTTGGATTGTACCGTTTTTTCATATAAACCAACCAAAATAATTATTATTAGTATCTGGGTACATATCTCCGTTTGAATTAAGATTGTACTCTGGAAATAAATTCATGTTAAAACTCATGTAATCAATGAATCTTTCTGTATAATGTTGAGCTATGCTTCTTTCTTTTTCAATTAAGAAATCAATTTCGTTTTTTTCTACGTTTGTAGCATTCTCTGAATTATGCTTATAAACCCCTTTATTAGCGATTGTATAAGCTGCAAAGGGTAAGTATTCAACCATAGCCCAATGTATCAACATAGGCTTTATATACGTTGTTGTAAGGGATAAATAATCACCTGTCAAATCATCGTTTTCAATATCCGTCTTAATCTTGTCTAAAAGACGAGTTCCTAAGAAGTTTTGAATGTGAATATCTTGAGCTACTTTAATCCATTGAATAAAGTTATCCGTATCCACGTTGCCATTCATAGCAGTAAACTTTACAACGTCATCTCTCGTAATTAATAATACTTCTGCCATCTTATTTTTTGTAATATCCTCTGTTTGGCATATCAAAAGGTCTTTGACTTACCAAAGTTGGATTTTTAATTATGTAACCTAATTTTTCAGCTTTACGTCCAGCAATTTGTTTAGCCTCATTCACATCAATAGCTTTACCCTCAAATGTTGCATAAACTTGTTTGTTCCAACGGTGGTAACAATTAGGACCACCTTTATACAACCATACAGAATATTTAGAAGCTCCGTTTATTCCAAAGCCCGGATTAACAGGTTGCCCATCCATTTTTAAAATATCCTCTTTGCGATAAACTTTATTTGCTCCCATCATTGCTTTACAAAATGGTCTGCCTTTTCCTGACTTACCTCCTGTATCACCAGCGTAAACATAACGAGTTAAAAATTTAACACCGTCAATTACCGCATCTTGACCGCTTCTTAAATTTGGTCTTGGGTCGCCTGTGCTAACTAAATTTACAACCTTAGACAATAAACTTTGTTTAGGCTCTTTACTTAGTATTTCGTTATCTAAATCGTCTGTATCGTAATCTACTTCGTGTTCGTCTATTAATATCCATTCAGGATTAACATCTTCGCCTAAGTCAATTAATGCTTGTGCTAACGCATCACCTTGTGAACTTAATTCAGTTCCTGTTTCTTCAGCAACTTGTTCTTCAGTTTGTGCGTTTTCTAAGTCTGTAAATTCTAAAGGTTGTAACGTTTTAAAGAATAATTTTAAAGCAATTCCGTTGTAAGCTAAAATCGTATCAAACGCATCTAATAATTCTTCTTGTAATGGCTTA